TATGGATTCCGGGACTCGGAGTACTTCTTCCTGAAAATCAAGGCCGCCTTCCCCGGGAAAGCGCGATGAACCTTTTATAAAGGGCTCTGTCACCTAATCGTGTTGATGGTTAAGATGGTGCACCATGCGCCGTCGCGACTTCCAGCGGCTCGTCGACTCACTCAAGAGCCTGAGCCCGCACCAACTCCATCAGCTGAACGAGACTGTGAGCAGTCTCCCAGCAGAACGAGGCGCGCACTGGTCGCTAAGCAGGTGGAACAGTCTGGCCGGTGCCCTCACTGCGGGGACAAGAAGTTCCGCCGCTGGGGTACGACAGCAGCGGGTGAACAGCGCTACCGGTGTAAAGCGTGCGCAAAGACCTTCACCGGGCTCACGGGCACACCCCTCAACGGGGTGCACCACAAGCACCAGCTCCTCGACTACGAGCACTGCATGAAGGCCGGACTGAGCGTCCGGGAAGCGGCCGCCGAGCTCAGTCTGCACCGTAATGTGGTGTTCCGGTGGCGGCATCGACTGATGCCCCAACTCGATGTCCACCAGCCCCATTCGCTCGAAGGCGTAGCTGAGGTTGATGAAGCCTTCTTCCGGGAGTCTTTCAAGGGGCTCAAGCACAGTATGCCGCGCAAGGCCCACAAGAGGGCGATGCCTGCGGGGAAGCGCGGTATCTCGCGAGAACAGATACCAGTCCTGACGGCCGTCGCCCGGGGCTCCCGGTCAAGCTATATGGCGGTTTTGCCTGGCACGCCGAACGCGCCAAACATCACGGCCGCACTCGGCTCAGTGTTGGCGCCTGATGCCGTCCTTGTCTCAGATTCAGCCAGCGCGTACAAGACCGCCGCCAAGACCCTGGGGGTTGTCGGTCGGCAGATTCCGAGCGGCACCCACAAGCTTGGGCCGTATCACATACAGAACGTAAACGCCCTCCACAGCCGCATCAAGGACTGGTTCAGGCCATTCAAGGGAGTCGCAACCAAAAATCTGCCTGTCTACTTGGCCTGGTTCGGGTTCTTCGACGAAACCGGCTGGGTGCGCGCCCCTGGAGAGTTCCTCCGAGACGTCATATCCAGAACGCGCGTCAAGGCCAGTTCCCCTACGTGAAAGCTGGCCCCTGGTGTTTTACAACACGATTAGGTGACAGAGCCTTTATAAATGGAGTAGCTATCTGCTTCTGCCTTCCTTCGACGAGCAAGCCCTGAAAGCCTTCTTCCAGCAGCCCACACCCACTTCATCAGCTCAGCAGGGATGCTTTCGTGCTCGCCACGGTTCACCTTCCGCCTCATTGTCGAGCGCTGTAGTGCCCCTGCACCGAGGTTAAAGGTGAAAGAGACCGGCGCGTCGAACTGCCCGTCCGTCAGTGGCACCGAGATGAGCCGCAGCACTGCTCGTTCGGCGATCCTCACGTCCTTTTACGCAGAAGCTCAGTGGCCTCTGCTTGGGTGACGCCCGCTGCGAATTGATCCTGTTCATGTGCCACCACGACATGGCCGTAGCCGATGGTCGGGTAGCCGGCCGGGCAAATGTAAATGTTGGGACTGAATCCTTCAAATCGTTTGATCAGGTTAAGGCCTTCTTCGGTGACGTGACGCATCAGCCACCCCGACGCATCTTGCTGATCTGACGGCTGCCAAACCAGAAGGACATCACTGCAGCAAACAGCGCCTGGGTTTCCTCATCCCAGGTGACCTGCAGCGCAGCGGCCAGGGTGATCCCGTCGGTCTGCAGCAAGGTGACCAGTGCCGAGACCTTCACCACCGCAAAGACCAGGAAGAATGCATAAGTGATGACCGGGCGCACCGAGGCCTGTAAGGCTTCTACCCATGGCGATCCCGTAGGATGGTTGCCGCTCATGCAGCAGTGCTTGTTGCACTTGCTCCAGAATTGCGTGATCGAGTTCTGGTGGAAGCTGAGTGATTTCCGGCTGAACACTGGCGACTTTTTCTATCCAACGTGCCGATTCGTTTTCTGCCGCCATGGCCTCAAGCTTGCCGTGTGCCAGGTTGAAACGAGGCTCCAGCGTGCTCAGCATGTAGGCGGGAATCAGGGGGCGAAGGCTTTTCTCCAGGAGTTGCAGGGTGAGTGCTTCGCTTAGCGTAATGCCCGGTAACTCCGCGCTTTTGCCTGGCTGCCAGTACCAGCCGAAGGGCATGCTCTTGTCGTTGCATTGCAGTGGAAAGAGGCGTGACAGCTCGATCAAGTCCCGCTCCACGGTACGCTTGCTCGTGGTGTAGCCAGCACTACTGAGCTGCACTGTGAGTTGTGCTGCTGTAAGGCCTGGGCCTTTGGCGGGTAGGAGTTTGAGTAGTTCCCATTGCCGGGTCAGAGTGGTTCGGCTAGCAGCGGAAGGCACAGATGCTCCTGATGGCGAGGTATATCCCTGAACTGGATGGCAGCCGCGCTACTCTCAACGCTCAGTTGATCAAGGATCTGATCAATGAACGCTGGAATCAGTCGGGCCGGCAGGTAGTGCAGCGTGGATTTAGATTCAGTGTCATCTTCGATCAGCAGATCGCGTTCCCATGCCGTAGCGGCAACCTGGGCCAAGTCGGTTGGTGCGCCGAAGGAGGTGAGTAGAGCGTTCAGCTCCATGTGGATTTCTAGCGTTTGCTTGTTCAACGTGAGCTGAAGCTTCGGGCTTGGGGAAGAGGGTTGTGCCGTGGTGTTCATCGAGTGATTCCTTGAAAAAGGGATAATCAGAATAATCGGAGTAACTGATAATCCGATAACTGTAGATTAGATATACCTTGCAGACTGTCAAGCTGTGAGGTGGTCCCCGTTGGAAAAGTCGGTGTATCGAGAAGAAAATCTGGTGCTGCTCAGGCTGCTGAAGCAGTGCAGGGTGGAGGCTGGTTTGACCCAGATGCAGTTTGCTCAGGCGCTTGAACGTCCGCAGTCTTTCGCGAGCGACATCGAGCGCGGTCTGCGTCGTCTCGATCTTGTTCAGCTGCGCGATATCTGCATTGCGCTGAACATCGGTCTTGTTGAGTTTGTGCAGCGATTTGAAGATGAGCTTTCGGTTTCAAAAGGGTCAGGTGAGTAACACCTGTCCCTTTTGAAAATGGACGCGCGGTTCGTTCCGGGGGGGCGCTCCGAATATTGCCCAGTTACTAGAGTGTTGTGAGGGCCTGGCTTGGAGCCCGGGCGGATGAGATGAGCTGCACCCCTTGCCCGAGGTCACTGTGCTTTAGGCGGCGCCTCGCAGCATGCTCTCCCATGCTGCTGTGTACAGCCCTGCTGCATCGCTACACAGCAGTCGAATCGCTTGCATGCATCCACCTAGTGGCTCGTCTGAAAGCTCATTCAAAATGGATGTACCACTGAGCGCGCAGAGTAGGCCTAAGGCGGCATGCTGTCGCTGCATGGCTTCATCATAGAGCTCGGCTGCTTGGGCATCGCTTCGATAGCCAAGCAGGCTGTTGTGCTCGTCGGCATGTAGCGGGGTAAAACCCGGGGATGAGTTGCTCTGGCGCATAGGGTGACCTCTTGAGTTTTAGAGGCAGCCACCTATCGCTTCCACACGAGGGGTGGCGGCTGCATACGGGTGTGGAAGACCGAGACTCAAGGAACTCGGCGCGCCGAAGCGCCCCGCATACAGCCACCATAACGAGTTGCCTCATGGTGCTAGTGATCCTGGAGTCAGGTCTGTTGACCCGCTCATTCACACTATTCAGCTCTCATGGGCTGTGCAAGACCCTACTTTACGGCATTCGGGCGGAAAAGGCCTTCGCCATGAATGGCCTTCAAGATGACTAAGAATGCGCCTGGCGATTTTAGGGTAGCTAGGAAATTCGCGCCAAGATGACCTGGGCCACGATAAATTCAAGACGAACGGTATATGGGCGACGCGAAATTTTTCTAACCAGCTGGGTAGGGGGTGTCAAATCCCTACCCCAATCCTACCCCAAGTCAAAATTCGCGCACAAAAAAAGGCTACGCTTTCACGTAACCCTTTGATTTGTATGGTGCCGGCACCAGGAATCGAACCCGGGACCTACTGATTACAAGAAAACCCTTTTCGGGTTGCTGGTCAGGCACTTAGGTGCAGGCTTGTTACGTAAGCGCAGCGCTAGCGGCCGGATTCCTTGCGGAGCCCGGCGCGCTTGTTACGCAGGTTTTGGTGGGATCAGAGAGCGGAGGGGGCGACCTTCGGGACGCTCAGGTCGTAGATGTCGAGCATGGACTCGTCGCGGTGGCCGCTGGCTTCCTGCTTGTCGGCCCGGGTACCAGGGGTGTCGGTGATGCCGCGGCGCTTGAGGTCGTGCAGGCCGAAGCGCTGCTCCGCCGTGATGACGCCGGCCGCGATAGCGTTACGCATGAAGCGGTTCCAGGCGGTGTCCAGGCCGGACTTGCCCAGCGGCCCGCCGTGGTCGGCGGTGATGATGAAGCGCTTCTCCGGGAGGACTGGCACCGCTGTGCCCCGGGCTTTCCACACCTGGGCGCGTCGCGCCTTGGCGGCATCCCAGGCGGCGCGCAGCCGCGGCGTCCAGGTGACCACGTTGTCGCGGCTGCCCTTGCGCCGGTTGGTGAGGATGCCCTCGGGCAGCTCGTTGGCGTCGGTGAGGGTGACGACCTCGATGCCGCGCAGCCGGCACAGGTAGGCCAGCTCCATGACGTAGCTCAGGTGTGGCGGCACCGCATCTTTCTGCCCGCGTTTCAGCTGGCCCAGCTCGCGGGCGCGGTCGATCAGGCGTTGCATCACTTCGAGCGACGGCAGGCGGCGCTGCTTGCGCTCTACCGGTGCCTCGATGCCCATGGCGGGGTTGCTGTCCAGATAGCCGCGGTTACGGCCCCACTGCATCACCAGCCGCAGGTACCGCAGCGCGTGGGCAGCCTTCGACGGCGTGCCTTCGTCGGCGATCCGATCGATAAGCCGCTGAATCAGTGCAGGGGTGAACTTGCGCACGGCCAGCTCGCCGAGGGGCTTGCCGAGCTTGGTAGGAATATTGACCAGGACGTCGCGCGACCAGCTGTAGCTTTCCTGGGTCTTCGGTGCCAGCCGCTTGAACTTGGCGCTGTCGTGGTACTCCCGGCACAGGAAGTTGAGGCTCTCCCGGTCCACGCCGTTGCGCACCTCCATGATCCGGTGCAGCTCGCCAAGCGTGGCTGAACTGTTGGCGATGTTCTGCCGGCGCTGCCGGCCGGCTTCGTCACGGTGCAGGGTGTACCAGCTGCCTTTGCCGCGATGATCAAAGAAAACGGCCGCTGGGATAGCGGCCTGGTCAATGTGCGGTGGGATGTGGGGGTTGTGCTTCCTTGCTCGCCTCATAGGATATCGACGCCGTACTGCTCCTGGTTCCTGGCTTTCAGCCCGCCGGCCTGGTTGATCAGATCCACCGTGGTCCACGGTCCGGTGCGGCCTCGGAACAGACGGATGCCCTGCTCGTGCAGGGCCCGCTCCACGTCGGCCCGGCGGGCGTAGCCGGTGATGCGCTTGAGGTCGTCGAAGGTCAACACACTGGAGGCTTCGCTCATGGGCGGGCCTCCAGTTTACTGCTGCTGGCCGGTGGCCATCGCCGAGAATTGTGACTCCGGCCTTCTCGCCTCGGTCCGTTAGCCATGTTGCCCTCCCAGCCACTCGCTACGGCAAGCCCACTGCCGGCGCATCTCCTCGATCAGCTTTGCTGCGCCGGCGGTGCCTCGATGTTTGGCGATCAGCGCGGTGAGGTCGCTGATGCGCTCTGTCGTGGTGTAGCCCTTGCGAAGCCAGGTTCTGGCCTCGCATTCGAGTAGCTGCCGTGAATCGGTACCGGCCCTCACGGCTGCTGCTCTAGCAACTTTCTGGCGGCGTCGACCATGCGTTGCCCGCTCGGCAGCAACATGTGCGGCATGAATACCTCTTCGAACGACATCAGCTGGCACTCCACAGCGGTGACCTGGGCCTTCACCCAGTCACGCAACATGCTGCATACAGCGATCTGAGCCACGTCCATCGCCCGCTGGCGGTACTCCGCCTCGGTGCATCGCATGCGGCTGCTATACGGATGCTCCCGAAGCCAGGCAGTCGCATATCCCCCCCAGTGGCCCGGTAGCGAAACCGTCCGACCGTTCCAGTCGAACTGAACCAGCGTCACCTGGTCCTTCGCCTTCTGCATGATTCCGTAGTTGTCGCAGCCAAAGCGGCTCAGAATTTTCTGAATCTCGGCGAAGGCCTTGTCTCCGGAGGTGGAGTTCTCATACGGCAGGGACATTGCTTTGCTCCTTCTTTACCGGGTTTCCGGGATGAACAAACAGCTCCACCCCGTTGCGCAGCAGATCCCGCTGGGTCTCGCGCAGCAGCGCCGGATCGAGGCCCAACTTGCGGGCCATGCCTTCTGCAGCCCAGCGGGCGCCCATGGTGTTGCTGGCGGTGCGCTTGTCGCCGCGCACGGTGGCCACGTAGGTGCCGGTGGTGAAACGGGTGCGGATTTCAACGGGCATAGCGGCGGCCTCCCTGGGCTTTCTTGGCGGTGAGGTTGCCCATGTAGCTGGCCCACTCGTCCTGCTTGCGCTGCTGGCGGATGCGGCTGCAGGCCGCGTGCTTGCGGGTTGAGCGGGCCTTGTTGCAGATGTCGCAGATGCTGGGCAGGTCTAGTCGGTGGCTAGCCATGGTTGGCCGGGTGCGGTTGTTCATTGGGCACCTCCAGCGAACATCTCGCGCTGAGCTGGCGGCAGTGCCGCCGAGCGGAACTCGGCGTGCCACAGCTCAGGGCCGTCCATGGTCACCGGGACATAAAGACGGAAGTCGTGGCGCCTATGGCGTAGCTGGAGCACGACGCCGGTTTCGGTGCGCTGTTGCTTCATTACCAGCCACACGCGGCCCTTCCGCTCCAGCTGAGCGCCGATGGCGACCTGCTGCATGCGCTCCTGGTACCGCTGACGCAATTTGCCTCCTGCGCAGGTCATTGGGCACCACCTTCGGCCTGGTGGCCGGGGTTGCCGTACTTCGCGGCGCCGCATTCGCAGCGGTAGAGCCCGCGCTTGGTGATACGGCCGAAACGGCCGTTCAGGTGGCTGGTCACGACGTTGCGGACGAAGGTCCAGCTGTGGCGTTTGCCGATGGTGCAGGGCTTCATGCGTCACCGCCTTGCACTACCGGAGCGGCCTGTTGCAGCAACGCCTTCATGTATTCAATCGCTTGAGTGGCATCGTCATGGGAGTCGCAGAACACTTCGCGAGCCTGGCGCGCCGCACGGTTGACCGCGGCTTGCCAATCTTCTGGCTCCTCGTCGGCGGCCCAGCCCAGCGCGCTGCGGCGCTCCATCAGGTCCAAAGCCTTGCGTGCTTTGGCGCTCAGCTCCGGGGCGATGCCACAGTCGCCGTCTGCCACGTAATTCACGAACTCCAGCAGGGCGTCGCCCGCAGCCAGCTCATGGCCGCGGGCCCAGCTAACGACCTCACCGCCATCGACGGTGCGGGGGATTTCCTTACCGAGCGCGCCACGGATAACGATCGTGTCGTAGCGCGGCGTGGTAGCCTGCTCGGTGCTGACTTCGGGGGTTTGTGCTTGCATGGTGCTTCTCCTTGGGTTGGTCGGGCCCTGATGAGTTGCCGCTCACCGGGGCCTTCTTGTTTCTGGGGCTGGGTTACCGAACGCGGATCTTCTTGCCGTCCTGGAGGACGTACAGGTTCACGTCCTCCAGGCGGTATTGCCCGCCGACGCCTCCTTTCACCGAGTAGCCGTTCGTGTCGAACACGATGCGCACCTTGAACGGGTAGCCGTAGCCCTGGGTGCGGCACCACTCGGCCTGGTGGGCGTACTTGCTGGACTTCTTGATCTCGGCGTAGAGCTGCTGGCCTTCCTTGCGGCCGTGCGGGCCATGCGCGGCCTCGAATGCCTCCCATGCGCGCTGGGTCAGGGCATCAGCAAATGCGTTGTCCTGGTCGTTGCGCTCGGCCGGCCAGCCCTTCTCCTTGGCCAGATCCTCGAAGGTGAACAGCAGGTCGAGGTCTCGAAGCTTTTCGCTCGTTTTCATGGTGCTGCTCCTCAGTTCGCCACAACGGCGTGGATGGTCAGTTCGGACGGCAGCCGCCGCTGCAGGGCTGTCAGGCGATCGATCTGCTCCTCGCTGCACTCGTCGATGCAGATGACCCTGGCGCCGCGGCCGATGCGGTGGCGCACGAGCAGCTCTAGGTCGGCAAGGTCGTAGGCGTTGCCGTGGATGATCTGGTACTCGTCCTGCCCGGCCTCGCGGGCTTTCTGCCGCAGGCGGATGGTCTTGCCGGTCATCGGGGCGCCGCGTTCTACGTTCAGTTGCATGGTGCTTCTCCTTGGTAAGGCCCAGGCGTTGCCGCGCCTGGGCGCTGGGGTTAGCGGGCCGCCAGGGCCAGCAGGTTGGGGGCGAGGTAGCCGGCCGCGAGCAGTACCGCCAGGGTCACGCCGCTGCCCAGCAGGGTGAGCAGGGTTTCGCGGCGGCTGGGGCTGTAGAGGTCATCGTTGTCGTTCATTGGCATGGTGCTTCTCCTTGGGTTGGTACCGGCGTTGCCGCGCCGGTGGGTTAAACGAGCTGGAACACCCAGCAGCGGACGGTCTTGGCGTTGTTCAGCCCGTCGGTGGCGATGTTCGAGTTGATGGGCTTGTTGGTCTCGATGAACTTCGGCGACTTGCTGGTCTTGAGCAGGCGCTTGAGCTCGCTGAGGTTCGGGAGCTGCTGCCGCTTGTTCGCCGCCATCTCGACGAACTCGTTGAGGTTGATGGCGAAGAAGGCCGACTTGCGGGAGTGGTTCAGTCGGCCGCCGGGCTCGTTCAGGGGGCCATTGAGGAACTCGACCATGTCCCAGAATTCGCGCACGAGCGGGTGGTCGGCGTTGATTGCCTGCTGCCGCTCCTGCGCCATGCGCTCCACCTCGGCGTGCACCTGGGCCGCGCGCTCGTCGCTGAGCGGCACGACCAGCTGCAGGGCGTCGACCAGGCTGCGCAGCTGGGCGTGGTTCTTGGCGATCCGCACGGTGCGGATGCCCGGTAGGGCCAGGAGCTGCTGCTCGTAGCCGGAGGTGCGCTCGTCCAGGAGCTTGATGACCTGCGCCTCGGGCTTGAGCGCCTTGACCATGAAGCCGCTGAGCTGCTCGACCGGCATGCGCTCCAGGCGCTCGGCGTGGAGCTTGGTTTCCGGGGTCTGGTGCTCGCGGGTCAGGTGCACGTGGCCGAGGCGCTGGAGGATCGGCTCGGAGGCGTTCACGGCGTTGTTCTGTGCGATCAGCAGGGCGCCGCGGAACGGCGGTTCGCGGGTGTCGTTGCCGTTGTTCTTCACACCGGTGGACCGAACGCTGCGGCCGTTGTAGGCGGTCTTGAGTTCGTCCCAGTCGAAGTGCTTCACCGGCGCGCCTTCCTTCTGCTCGCGCTCGGACTCGATCAGCACCACCGGCAGGTTGCCCACCTGGGCGAAGTTGCGCGCGCGGCTGGCCGGGGTCGCCTTGGACGGGTCGAAGCCCTCGTATTCGGTGCGTCCGGTCAGTTTCCAGAGCAGCTCCACCAGGGTGGTCTTGCCCGCGCCGGCCTCGCCGATCAGCTCCAGGAACAGGTAGGACTTGTGCAGCTGGCGGATCTGCTCGGCGTACAGCGCGCCCAGCCACCAGGCCAGCACCACCACGCCGCGCACGCCAAAGCAGCGCCAGAACAGGTCGAACCACTCTTCGTCGTAGTCGGCCAGGTCGGCATTGATGTGGAGCACTGGCGACAGGCTCTGCGACTTGATGCTCAGGGAGCCGACGTCGAAGAAGTCCTCCTCGTTGAGCTTGTGCACCTTGCCGCCGGCGATCGCCAGATCGTTGAACACGTAGACGCCGTGCTCGCGGGTGTAGCCGATCCAGTCGATCGTGTTGACGGTCTTGAGGCTGTCGAGCTGGTAGCCAAGCATGCGCTCCAGCTGCTGCGGGGTGCCGGTGAACATGGCCCCGTTGCAGACGTTGAGCAGGCGCTTCTTGAACTCCGGCGCCGAGGCGATCTGCGCCGCGGTAAAGGTGCTCTTGATGGTGGGCGCTTCGGGCCGCTCGACGCGGAAGTAGTACCAGGCCTCGTCGGTCACCTCGTTGCGCATGTAATACAGCGCGTCGAAGTAGCAGTTGGCGATGCGCACCACGGCGGCGCTCTGGCGCAAGGCCTTGTCCCGGCGCTGCTTGTCGTTGAGCAGCTGGTCGTCGTGGTGCTCGGAGCCGTCAAGCTCGCGGGCGGTGCGCTCGTACTTCTCCATGTCCAGGTTGAACCAGTACAGGCGCGAGCGGTAGGTGAAGTGGAATTCCTTGCGCTCGTCCCATTCGTACATGAGCAGGCCCTTTTCCTCGGCCGACTCGGCCAGCAGCAGGGCGCCCTGGTGGCGGGCCTCGGCCATGTCCAGCTCGATGCGCTTGGCGCGCTCCTCGTCGCCGTCGATGAAGGCCCAGCGCTGGTGCAGGTCGTTCCAGTCGACCTTCTTGGCGCCGCGCTGCGGGATGACAGCCGCCTCGCACTTGAAGCCCAGGGCGCGCGCTTCCTTCGCCCAGCGGCGCATGTTGGCCTTGGCGACCGGCTCGTTATCCAGCGCCCAAACCAGCCGCGGCAGGCGCTTGTCCGCCTCATGGCAGGCATTCTTGAGCGCCTTGAGCGATTGCTCGGGCAGCGGCGCGCTGCTCATCATCGAGACGGCAGGGACGTCGTGGTGCAGCAGGGCAATGGCGTCGAAGATGCCCTCGACGATGTACAGCTCCTCGACCTCGACCAGGTTGAGCGACGGCGGGCACCACCAGACGCCCTTGTAGCTTTCGCCCGGCTTGAAGCGGGCCTTCTGCTTGCCGAAGCGCTCCGGCCGGTCGATCAGCCGTTCCCAGTAGCCGCCCTTTTCCAGCGGGAAGCGCACGGTCGCGCTGCCGGCGTTGATGTCGCGGCTCCAGTAGTTCTCCTGGCTGTACCAGCCGGCGATCAACTCCAGGCGAAAGCCCCGGGCGAACTGCAGGTAGGCGCTGGCCGTGGCCATGGGGTCCTGAGCGGTGGCCGGGGCGGTCTTGCTCCAGTCGTTGAACAGGTCGTCATACAGCTCTTTGACGTGGACGCGGTGGCCACACTTCTCCGGACGGCCGCAGATGAGCATCCAGGGCGAGTCGTGGAAGGTGTAGAGGGTCTTCTTGCCGCAGTTGTGCGCCGGGCATTTGCCCTTGCGCATGTAGTTGGTGCCGGCCATGTGCTGGAGGCCGAAGTCGCGCTCGATGCGGCGCAGCACCTCGGCCCGTAGGGTTTCTTTCATCTGCATGGTGTGGCTGGCCTTACTGGTTGGCGCCGAGGGCGGCTTTCAGCGCCCCGATGGTGCGTTTGTGGCCGGCGAGGGCCGGGTAGTCATCGAGGATGCGGCGGCTGCGCAGGAACTCCGGCACGGTGCGGTAGCGATCGTCGTACCAGTGCTCGGTCAGGCCACGGCGCAGCTCGCAGCGCAGGCTGCTGAGCAGGGCCTCGGCTACGGGCTTGGGCATGTCCAGCTGGATGGCAATGGCTTGTTGCATGGCGGCAACCTCGAATTTCGGGTGCAACTTCCCCAAACCCGCGCTCTAGCGGGTCTGGGTACGGTGATTCAGGGGGTGGTGGTCAGTGTGCGGCTGCTGCAGCCGGCAGTGCCGCGGGTGGCTGCAGGCGCAGCGGCAGATAGCGGGTGGGGATGAAGGCCCGTTCCCCGGTGCGTACCAGCACCAGGCACAGCCGGGTCTCATCACCGAGGCCGCGATCGATACCCACGCGGGAGGAGAGTTCGGTCATCGCCAGATGTACCAGCCGCGGTGCCATGAACGCAGGAACGTCCAGGCCTTGAACCAAATAACGGCACGCGCGGTCATACAGCCGCTCATCGTCGGCAAGGTGTTCATCCTGATGGCGCAGGAGGTAGGCCTTGGCGGCGGCCTGCATGCTGCTGCGGTAATCCTTGGCAGAGGTGTCGTGGCTCATGCGTGTGCTTCCTTGAGTGGCTGATCGAACAGATCGGGTTGATCGGATGCAGGCCGGCTGTCACGCAACGCCTGCATTTTCGCCACGGATGGCGCAATCGGCAGCACCACCCTCGGCTTGTCCATGCCCGAGGTATTGATCTGGTAGTCCCAGCTCATCGAGCCCGTGAGCACCAAGCCGCAGGCCAGATTCATGCACTGGCCGTAGATGGTGCGGAATGTCGGTGTTTGCCCCTCGGAGTTGCGAATGCGCATCCGCTCTCCGCATGCCGGGCATACCAGCTTGTAAACGCTCAAATCCCTTCCCCCTCGGCCGTGGCAGCGGCCGTACAGCACTTATTTTTTGTCGTTGCAGGTATGCAGAACGATGACTGCCGCTATCTCCGCGTGGCGGGCAGAGACGTAGCGGCGGTGGGCATCGAGGATGGCGTTGGCTTCGCCTTCGTCGATCGCGCCGTCCTCCAGGGCCTTGGCAATGATCAGGTCCACCCGGCCGCGGCGCTTCGCGGTATCCACGGCGCGGTGGTAGAGCTCCATGTTGTCCAGCTCTTCGGCAGCCGGCAGCGGGACGAACACACCGCCGTACTGGGCGGCGATGTACTCGGGCAGGTAGGCCGTGCCGATCTGCTGCTCGAGCAGCAGGATTTGCTCGTCGGTCAGCGGGCGGTGGCCGGCGCTCTCGTAGGCGTGGTTGTCGAACTTCTTGATTTCCAGGCCCAGGCGGGCCGCGGCGCAGTCACGGCCGCCGGGGTAAGCGGCGATGATGGCGCTGACCACCTTGCGCCGACTGTCGAGGATCGCGTGCTTCATCTTCTCGTTTCTCGCCTTGGGGTTTGCCATTACTTTGGAATCACTGCGAAGTCAGTCTTGCGGCGCCCGTAACGCGGCGCTTCGCCGGCTACTACGCCTTCCTTGATGCCGAGCAGTACGGCGGCGCGGTGGGCTTCACCGCGCAGGCACTTCTTCTGCCCGTTGAGCACGGCGTAAACCGTGGACGGGCTGATGTCGTTCTGTTCGGCCCATTCCTTGGCGGTCAGGCCGAGCTTGCTGAGGCGTTCACGCGCAGCGTTGCGCGCTTGCTCGCTGGGGTATCCGTTCGGCATAGTTCAAATTCGTGTGATTTCGTGTGATGTGATGGCGATGATGGTCCCAGATATAGGGATTGTCAACGCCTGAGGTCCAACTTTTATGACCATAGGCGAACGCCTTAAGGAAGAGCGCAACCGCGTTGGTGCAAACCAAACGGTTTTTGCGGAGCAATGTGGTGTCACTAAGAACACCCAGCTCGCTTACGAGAAAGGCGAGCGCAGCCCAGACGCGAACTATCTGGCTGCAGCAGCTGCTGCTGGCGTCGATGTGCAGTACGTGGTGACGGGAGAGCGCAGGCCGCAGCCTGCGGGCAGCATCAGTGCCGAAGAGGCTGATCTGCTCGATCGCTTTCGCCAGTTGCCGGCAGAAGACCGGGCCGGTCTCGACAAGATCATCACCGCCATGTCGGCGATGGCAGGGAATTACCAAGCTGGCAAGCGCTGATGCTTGCACCTAGGGGATGGGATGCTCCGATTTATCTATACCGACGCGCAGGGAAATACCGCTGAGTGGGTGCTTACTCGTTGGAAGGAAAACTCGTGCTATATCCAGGGCCGGAACGAAGCTGACAGCTTGCCGCGCACTTTTCGGAAAGATCGAGTGCAGCAGTTCCTGGAGGGGGAAGACCTTCTGCTGGGAGAGGCCGCTCCGCCCGCGCCCGAGCCAGCTCCGAAAGCACTTCCAGATGCGCGTCCGCAGATCCTATTTACTGGCTTCAAAGCGCCTGACCGCACCCGCCTGGAGTTACTAGCCGCAGATAACGGGTTCCGCGTCATGAAGACCGCTGGTAAGTCATTGACCGTGCTCTGCTTTGGCTACAACGCCGGGCCCTCCAAGGTGGAGGCCGCTCGGGGGGCAGGTGCATTCGTCCTGGACGAATCGCAGTTGCTACATCTGATCAATACCGGGGAAGTCCCCTGCTGATCCGCGTTGGGCTAGGGCCGACTAAACAATCTCAAGCAAGGACGAGTAATGGCTGAATCTGTAACCAAGACGATTCATTACAAGCGGGCGGTGATTTCCGGCGGCGGGAACCTGCAGGAAATCCTCGGGCGGGTATTTGCCGAAGGAAGCCCTGCGCACCGTGTCGGTCAGCGGAAAGAGATTGTCAGCGCGGACACCAATAGCTTCCGCGTGATCAACCACAAGCGTGATTACAACGGCATGCTCTTCTGCCAGATGATCTACTTCGAGCCGGGGCGTAGCCAGGCTTACATCACGCTCAACGATGACGCTGAGTCGTACGCGCTGGACGCACTGACCAACGAGGCGCTCAACAACATCGAGGCGCCGGCCGAGCGCGAGCAGCACCGCAAGGAATTCGTCGATTCGTTCCTCTACTTCGGCGTCTTCGAGAACCACCTGGTAGTGCTGCAGTCCAGTGCCCTGCGCTCGCGCGAGCTGGAGGCGCACCTTGGCTGGCTGATTGGCAGCTTCGGCGGGGTGGCCATTGGCACGGCCATCATCCTGCAGGATCAGCCGTCCCAGGAGACCTTCGAGCGGATCGCCCGGGCGCCGGTGAAGAAGATCGAAATCGGCTCCCCGATGACAACCGCACAGGCTGTTCCAGAGGGTGAGCGTGAGGCGCAGCAGGAAGTCGCCCCGGCCCAGCCGGAGGAAGAGGAGGGGATCGATGCCCGCCGTGTGCGGTTCTTCCCGACAGGGTTCGCCGGCGACGTGATCAAAGCTGCCCTTGGAGCCGATTGGTTCAACCGCCTCGATCTGGAGGAGGACCTCGACGAGGCGAATCTCAAGGTTAGCCTGGAGATCACCTACGTTCGTCAGACCACGCGGGTCGGGCAGCGGATGCTTGATAACATCGCCACCTCGCTTCGGCATGTTGATGAGGCAGACGTCAGGATTTCGCTCAATGGGGGTGGCGAGATCAAGGGCAATGACCTGAAACTATCGGGCCCCATATCAGTCGCAAAGCTGGAGAATGGACTACTCGATGAGGGTGTCCTATACCACAAGATGCACGGCTGGCTGGTTGGGAAACTTCGCCAAGGCGATGCAGATCCTGAGCAAAACGCAGAAGAGTGATAGATGAAAAAGCAAGGTGGATGGACAGGAACTGGCGTGCTGGCAGTGGTGCTTTCCGCTGCTATGGGCGCGCTCCTGGCTCATTACATTGTGGCTTCGTTCGATCGCACCACTGCACCGGTTGTGCAGTGGGGGCTGTTGACGGTTTTCCTATTGCCGATGGGCTTTGCCATCCAGCTGTGGGTCAACCTGAATAGCATCCGTGAGACGAAGGGCTTGTCGGGTAGCGAGCGCCGCCGCATCCGTGAAACGGTGTCGGAAAAAATACGGCAAGTTCAGATCGCGCTCACGTTCTACCTGGTGTCCGCCATCATCATTGCGTTCGGACTGTGGTTCTCACCCGCGAGTTGGAAGGTCTACCACGCGGTGACGGTTTATACCGGGCTGAGCTTGGGGATCAGCATCTCCAGCTTCTTCCTGATCCTGCATGAGTGGCGCGAGATATCTAACTTCAAGAGCAAGGTTTTCGAGCGCAGCGCTCGCAATAAACAACTGGCGAAGAAGTTGGACGCGTTGAATCCGAAGAGCAAGTAAGGCTATTGAGTTACCGGAAGGCGCCTAGATCAATGTCATCAACTTTGGAAATTATCCATAAATATCATATAATTAGCGCTCAAATCAGTGCATGGGAGAAGCCCTTTTGACTACCTATACCGCATCGCTTGACACCGCCAGCCAAGCCCTGGTTTGAAAATTGTACAAAAAATAACCAGTCCGCTCGATTGTCCCGCCTTCATCGCCGCCCACCGCCAGAATCCTCAAGACTTTACCCGCCGACGCCAGCTCACCTTCAAGAACCTCGTCCTGTTCCTGCTCAATCAGCCGCGCACGGCCCTGCAAACCGAACTCGATCAGTTCTATCGCGTACTCAATCAGGCGTCGACTGAGACGCAAATGGTCACTGCGCAGGCCTTCTGCAAAGCGCGCAAAAAGCTCAACCCCGAGGTATTTGAAAGTCTCAATCGCCTCCTGCAGCAACAAATTGACTGCTTCGGGCTGCGTCAGAAGTGGCGTGGGCTGAGGGTGCTCGCGGTGGATGGCTCGACCGTGCATTTACCCCTGGAGTCGACCATGGCGACCTTCTTTGGCAGTCACTCTGGCTTTCCCATGGCTCGCTTGTCCACACTCTACGAAGTCGCTGACGGTCAAACCTTGCATAGCCTGATCGTGCCCCTGACCGTCGGCGAGCGCGACTGTGCCCATCTGCACCTTGAGCACCTGCCGGCTGACAGCCTGACGCTGTTTGACCGTGGTTACCCTGGGCACTGGTTATTCGCGCTGTTCGCGCAGCAACAGCGGCACTTTCTGATGCGCCTGCCCTGTGGCTATAACGCCCAGGTCAAAGCGTTTCTACACTCTGGCCAAGTTGAAGACACACAGCTTTTCGTGGCCAACCATCCTGAAGCACGTCTGTTCTGCTCCGAGGCTGGCGTTGATCCTGCCAGCCAGATCGAGCTGAGACTGATCCGGGTCGAGTTGGCCAACGGCGAAAGCGAAGTATTGCTGACCTCGCTGCTGGATCGAGAAGCCTTTCCCGCTGAGGTGTTTGCCGAGCTTTACCACCGCCGCTGGGGCATCGAAACCGATTTCCGTCGCCTCAAACAAACCCTGACGCTGGACAACTTGGGGTTTGGGGAGCAATGGAACAGAAAGTGCACTTAAGGCCTAAGGCCTACATCGCCTGCCCTGATCGAAGCGCCATCGAACAGGTCGGCAACTTTATCGGGCCATTGCGGCGCGGTGTTGTTCAGATCAGCCAAAAATCCGTCAAACGGGTGAAATTCCATTGCTCCGGATCTTCCGGTCCGACAATACGATCCTGGCAATGCGCACTTGCTAGGTCGATGGATTGGACTGGGATATGAGCTTTAGAGCGAAGCGAGTAGAACACCTTGACCACGGGCGTCAACAGTGAGCGACTTCCTGGTTCAACTACTACGGCAAGCCGTCTGGACTCCAACTGCACCAGCGAGCCAACAGGGTAAATACCGACGCACTTGACGAAGGCGTTGAAAATGGCTTTATCGAAGTGTCCGTCCCACGTAGCCATCTGGCGTATGGCGTATGGCGTATGGCAATGGCAGGCTCCCACGCTTTCTTATAGGGCCGCTCCGAAGTCACTGCATCGTAGACGTCACATATAGCACCCATTCGGGCCAGCAGAGGAATATTCTCTCCGACCAACCCTTGTGGATAGCCACTCCCATCGACCTTCTCATGATGTAGTAGTGCTACATCATGAACCTGTGGCGCGGCACCACCTAAGCGCAGTAAGCGTGCACCTGCTTCAGGATGTTGTTTCATGAGCGTAAATTCGGCATCACTCAACTTACCCGGCTTGTTGAGCACTTCCAGCTGCCGGTTGACGCAGCACGGAGTCGGCGATGTCCCTGACCAGCGGTACGGTTGCCTGAGGATCTACCGCCTTGCCCAGCCGAGCATCGGCGAACATGTCCACCACCTGGTTCTTAGCCGCCAGACAAATCTGGCGGGCGCGCTGAATCTCGTCCGCCACGCGGTGACACTGCTGCCGGGGTTTGTGGCTATCCGAGTTAATCGCAGGCGTTTCCGTGCGCGTATTCACTTCAGGGGTTTGCTCTGGCTCCAACAGCCCCTTGTCTGGCGAGATCCACACTTCCTGAATGCCGCTCGCCAGAATTGCCGCAAGATCCTTTGGGTCACGCAGCAGAAAGCTTCCTTTCCAGAACGGGTGCTTCAGCCAGGAGCCGCCCAGCTTGCTCACGTACATGCCCAGACGCAGTTCGCTTATGGCAATCTTCTTCATCCGCCCTCCTGCTTTACGCAACGCCGTCAACCGAGACCGAATCTTCGATCTCGGCTCAAGATCGCCGCGTCCAGAACTGCTGCGCCAACTCATGCAGCGCCGTGGTTAAACGCGCCACTTCCCCAGCACTTCTACGGTTGTTTTGCCCCGTACTGACGTTTGTGTCAGCAGCGTCGCGAATGCTGCTGATGCTGCGGTTGATACTCTCGCTCACGGCTCCCTGCTGCTCTACTGCTGCCGCGATTTGCGTGTTCATCTCGGTGATTTCATTGACCCGCTGGCCAATACCAGCCAGCGCAGTAGCTGCCTGCTGGGCGTGACTGACGCTGGATTGTGCTTGCTCGCGACTCTTCTCCATCACACTCACGGCCGAACGAGCGCCATCCTGAAGTACGCTAATCATCTGCTGAATATCGGTGGTGGACTGCTGGGTGCGTGCGGCGAGACTGCGTACCTCGTCGGCGACTACGGCGAAACCGCGGCCTTGTTCCCCTGCGCGAGCGGCTTCAATAGCCGCATTGAGCGCCAGTAGGTTGGTTTGCTCGGCGATGCCACGGATTACATCCAAAACCTTGGAGATTTCATTGCTGTGGCTTTCCAGCTCATGGATCACTCGCGCGGCTTGCAATATCTCGCCCTCAAGCTCGCTGATCGACTCGCTAGTGGAGGCCACTAGGCGTTGGCCCGAACGGGTTTCGCTGTCGGCTTTCTCCGCAGCACTGGCTGCGTTCTGCGCATTACTGGCTACTTCCTGAACGCTCGCTGCCATCTGATTGATGGCCGTGGCAATTTGATCCGTTTCCGCTTGTTGCTCGGCAGTCAGAGCGTTGCTGTCATCGACCTGCTTGACCAGACTGTGGGTGTACTCCCCAAGTTGATTGGCCGCATCACCGATGCGGCCAATCACCGCGCCAGTCTCGGCCTGCCCCATACGCAGGGCAAAATCGATCTGACCGAACTCATCCAAGCGTCCACTGTAGAGCCGTTGGCTCAGCGGGTTGTCGGCGATGCCGCGAGCTTTGCTCACAAGCGCATCGAGTGGCGCGAGGAGCATCGCAACGCTGGCTGCACTCAAGCCGCTAATCAGGCCTGCGGCCAGTAGCACACTGCCGAAAGGCAGAGAGAAAATAGCGGCAGCGCCCATCAGCCCCAAGACAGTAATCACACTGATCAGCAAAGCGAGTTTTGCGCGAAGGCCCAGTGGGAAACGCCGAGTGAGGGGGCTCTGGCCAGCTCGTATTTGTGCGTAGAGTTGCTCTGCAGCTTGAACCTGTTGCGGATCGGGTTTGGTACGTACGGATTGATACTCAACGGTTTGACCATTTTTGCTTATGGGGGTGACATAGGCACTGACCCAGTAGTGATCCCCATTTTTGCAGCGATTCTTCACCAGCCCCATCCAGGATCGTCCGGCGCGCAAGGTCTTCCACATGTGTTCAAACGCAGCCGGCGGCATGTCCGGGTGCCTGACGAGGTTGTGCGGTTGCCCTAAGGAAACGCTGATCAAAGCCACCCGTCCGGGATTTTTCGTCCATGAGGCAGCAACTCCGAAATTCGCATCGTCATGACATCGAATTTCGGCTCTTTTTC